CTGTGCCCCAATCGCCAGCAGTTGAGCAAGCCGTCCTCGGCAGTCTGCTCGCCGACCCGCGCCTCGTTGACGAAGTCGCCGGTCTTCACGCCGATCTTTTCTTCACACCAGCGCACCGGCTGGTCTTTGAGACCATCACCGAAATTCGCAGCGAGGGCGGAACGCCGAACCTCATCGCAACAACGCAGCGCATCGATGCGAAGCACAAGCTGAACTTCGTTGGCGGCGCCGGCGCCATCACCGAGTTTCTTTCGCAGTCTGCCGGCGGTCCCGCGGGCGTTGAATATCACGCGCAAACATTGCGCGACCTCCATGCTCGCCGCCGCATCATTGACTCTGCGGTTGCGATGCAGGCCGCGGCGCAGGACATGGCCACCGATGCCGACAGCGTCCTACAACAATCTGGCGAAGCGGTCTTGAGCCTTTCGCTGACCACCGCCACCGACTCCATGCGCGCACCGAGCGCCATTGTCCCGGGCCTGCTTGACGAACTGGAAGCCCTCATGTCTGGCGGCCGGAAACTCGGCTTGCAGACCGGAATCCGCGACTTCGACCAAGTCACCGGCGGTCTCCGCGGAGGACAGCTCACGATTGTCGCCGGCCGTCCCGCCATGGGCAAAAGCGCGTTGATGTTGAATATGGCGGACAACATGGCCCGCCGCGGTGTGCCGGTCGTTTACTTCAGCCTTGAGATGCCCGCCAACGAGTTGGCCGCTCGCGTTGTCTTGAGCCGCGCCGAGACTAATACCGAGATCATTCGCAACGGATTCCTCACCGCTTCCATGAAGCACCGGATCATGGATGCCGCCACGCAGTTTGCCAGCGAACCGCTCTACGTTGATGACCGCGGCGGTCTGACGCTCCTCGACATCCGCGGCCGCGCCCGCCTCGCCGTCCGCCGCTGGGGCGTGAAGGCAATCTTCGTAGACTACCTGCAGCTCGTCAGCCATTCCGGCGCCCAGTCCCGCGAAAACGAAGTTGGCTTCGTCAGCCGCGGGCTAAAGGCCATGTCGATGGAACTCGGCATCCCAGTAGTCGCCGCCGCGCAGGTTAACAGGCAGGCCGAAAACCGCAGCGACAACCGCCCCAAGCTCTCCGACCTCCGCGAGTCCGGCAGCATCGAACAGGACGCCGACATCGTGTGTTTGGTTCACCGCCCTTGCTACTACGCTGTGCAAGACCAAGAACCCGACCCGCAAGATGCCGAATTGATCGTTGCCAAGCACCGCGCTGGCCGCACCGGCACACTCAACCTCACATGGCGCCCCTCGCTCACCCGCTTTGAAGGCACTGCCCCGGTCGGCCGCACCAGCGACAGCGATGGCTCGGTCTACGCGCCGGCGAAACAACTTTGGGAGGCCATCAATGAATAGCCGAGCCAAAGGCGCCCGCGGAGAGCGCATGTGGCGCGACGAGTTGCGCGAAGCCTTTGGCGACTCCGGTATCCGCCGCGGCCAGCAGTTCAGCGGACTCGGCGACTCGCCCGATGTGGTCTGCCCGTGCCTCCCTGACTTCCACTGGGAGGTCAAATTTTGCCAGGTCGTCAAGATCCGCGACTGGATGGCCCAAGCCATCCGCGATGCCAAGGCCAAGCTCTTCCCTGTCGTCGCCCACAAGCGCAACGGCGAGGAGTGGTTAATCACGCTCCGCGCGCAGGACTTCCTCACCATCCTTCGCCGCTCCGATTTTCTAGTCCCAACACAAACACAACAACCAACCACATAATAACCATGCCAAATACAACCATAACCACACCCGCGGGCATCGCTCGCTATCCCAGCCTCAACCGCGCCGACACCAAGTTCGACGAAGTTGGGGTCTTCAAAGTCAACCTTGAGCTGTCCGCAGAAGACGCCAAGCCGTTCATCGATGATGTCGAGGCGATCCTCGCTGAGTTTGTCGCCGACAAAAAGCGTGAGTTGAAGAAAGACAAGCTCAAGATGCACGCTGCGCCTTGGGAAGAAAACGACGGCGTCGTCCAACTCAAGCTCAAGGTCAAAGCCATCGGCAAGACCAAGGCTGGCGAAGAGTATTCCCGCCAGCCGAAACTATTCGGCGCTGACGGCCAGCCGCTTGAAGCCAATGTTGGTGGCGGCTCCAAGATCAAAGTCGCTGTCGTGCCCTACGCCTGGTACACGGCCAGCCTCGGCGCTGGCATCACGCTGCAGCCGAAGGCGGTGCAGGTGCTTGAACTAGTCACTTGGGGAGATGGCGGCAGCGCTGCCAGCTACGGCTTCGACGTTTCGGAAGCCAAGCCCGCCGCAGCCAAGACCGGCACCGACGACGAAGAGATCACCTGGTAACCCTCATGCCAGCGAAAAACACCACACGCAAACCCAGCACCAAGGGCAAGGCGGCACGCGCCGCCAAGCCCGCGGCGCCGGATCGCTTCACCGAAGACGGACGCAAAATCGTCCGCCTCGAGAAGACCCGCGCGCACCAGAAGTATCCGCTGAAAGACGGCACCGACGTTCCGGGCGCCAGCACCATCGCCAAGATCGGCGAGGACAGCAGCGGCCTCATTCACTGGGCGTGGAAGCTCGGCATGGAAGGTCAGGATTACCGCAAGGTCCGCGACAAGGCCGCCGACATCGGGACCATCGCCCACTTCCTCATTGAGTGTTTTCTCCACAACCACGTTGCCGACCTCTCCGAGTTCAGCCCCGCGGATGTCGAGAAAGCGACCATCGCCTTCAACAACTTCAAGCGCTGGTGGGACGAAGAAGGTCTCACCGTCATTGAGCCAGAAGTGCAGTTGGTCTCCGAAGAATACCTTTTCGGCGGCACCATCGATGCACCGTCCCGCGACCGTGACGGCAAGATCGTCCTCCTCGACTGGAAGACCAGCAAAGCCATTGTCGGCGCGCACAAGATCCAGTTGGCCGGCTACGAGCAACTCTGGAACGAGAACCGCCCGGACATGAAAGTCCAGCGCCGCGGCATCGTCCGCATCGGCAAAGAATCCCCGGATGACTTTGAGGTGTCATGGATTTTTTCCGCAGAACCGCTGTGGGAAAACTTCAAGGCCCGCCTCGCACTCCACTACGCCAACCTCCGGCTCAAGAAAGCCGCCTAAATGAAACGCACCCGCCGGTTCGTCGTCCGAGAACAGACATTTGGTCTGGTCGTGGAGTTCTATTGCGGAACTCCCCAAGCGTCGGCGATCCGGCGGTGTGCGAACATTCTCCAGCTCGACCCCAAAGACCCCGACAACCAGCCCGACGACAGCGATGCCGCCTGGGCGATGTGCTGCGGAGGCCAAGCGGTCGTTTGGATTGAAGACGCCTCAGACACCGGATCGCTCGTCCATGAGCTGTATCACGTTGTCGCCGACTTCCTCAAACACATCACCAGCAGCGACGAGGAGACCGGCGCTTACTTGATCCAATACCTTTTCCGAGAAGCTATCAAAAAGAACAAACCATGAAAAAACCCGCAGGACTCTACGCAAACATCCACGCTAAAAAAGCCCGCATCGCCGCCGGAAGCGGCGAGAAGATGCGCAAGCCCGGTTCCGCCGGCGCGCCCACCGCCAAAGCCTTCCGCGCATCCGCCAAGACCGCCAAAGCGCGCCGATGACCTCCGGCCTCCTCATCGCCTTGGTCGGCTTCATCTACTTCGCCGTGGCCATCGACCTCGGCCTCATCCAGCACAAGTTCTGGCACGGACTCGTCTGGTTTGGCTACGCAGTCGCCCAGATCGGTCTCTGGCGCATCACAATTTATGAGTAAATTCAGCATTATGACAGAAGAGATCGCCGAAATCGACAAAACCATCACCCTTCTCCGCAGCAAGCGCGAGAAGTTGGTCGCGCGCGAGGCGAAGAAAAAGGCGGATCAGCTATGCGCCGAGATGCGCAAGCGTAAACAATCCAAATGACTTTCAAGTTGCAGGCTCAAGCGGGTTCTCGCCGGCGTTCATGTGGTGTGACGCCGCGGACCATCTCCGGGATGCCCAGCTCCACCGAGCGAGACGAGTGGGGCGCCTGCACATCTTTTCCATGATCTCTTGGCCACCCCAAAACTTCCGCGTTGAAGTAGACGGCATCGGCACCTGCCGAGTGCTCTACGTTGTCACGCAGGGCGGCCTCGAAAACGACTACGTCACCGTCTGCCGCGAAGACAACGGCCGGTGGCTGACCGCGCGCATCGACCAGCTCGCTGCCGCGGAGAATCCGACTTTGGACATTTTGGGCGCCGCGCCGGTTTAACCAACGGCTCTGGGGAGAGCTGGCGTCCGCGCAGACGCACCGGCCGGCGCCCGATCTATTTTTAATGCTTGA